TCTTGACTTGGTAAAACGTTATTATGGTTATAGTAACGAAAAGGCAAAACAAGCTCTGCGAATCCTAACAACTGAACAACTTAATTTTATAAAATCGAAATTTGAAACTGGAGGAAGACAATGAGTGTTGTACAAGAGCCTGAAGTGAAATGGACTACCGATCAAATGGTAGAAGTTACACTTAAAGAGCCAGATGACTTTTTGAAGGTTAGAGAGACTCTAACCAGAATCGGAGTAGCGTCTAGGAAAGAGAAGAAGATATATCAATCCTGCCATATTCTTCATAAACAAGGGAGATATTATCTTGTCCACTTTAAAGAACTTTTTGCTCTTGATGGAAAACACGCTAATCTTACTAGCAATGATGTTCAGCGTCGCAACCGTATTGCTCAGCTTCTTGCTGATTGGGGTCTCATAGGTATAGTTGATACCACTAAGATACAAGATATTGCACCTTTAAATCAAATTAAAGTATTAGCATATAGAGACAAAGATGACTGGATACTGGAGACAAAATATAATATAGGTAGTAAGAAGAAAAAAGTTGAAGAGTAATTTTTTCTTTCTACGACTATTTTTTAAGGAGTAAAAAGATGAATGGTAGATTAGATAAGGTTGCTATGACCAGTAGACTCATGCAACTCAAAAGAGAATTACACTATAAGTGTGAGATTGGAGAGAAGGGTCAATGGGAATGCACTGGAGCAAACGAATACCTCAACAAAACTTTTGATATATTAGACGAGTACTGGCAGTAACTTCAATAACTTAATTATGAAATATTATGATAACAAATTTAGCATATTGGTATTTTCCTGATATTTTTTCACCTGAGGATTTATCAAAAATACATGAGTTGTTTTCTCAAGTAACAGTAGATGCAGAAGACGAACCTGCTATTGGTGTGACTAAGGTAGCAAAAGTTAAAATGGCTCAATGGACTCATTTTAAAGAACCATTTGCACCATTAGAGCAAGCATTCTTAAGAATTAATCAGGAGCAGTTTGGTTATAATATTTGGCCTCAATATGATGCTAATTATATAAGATTAAATGAATATTCTAGTCAGCACAAAGGAGAGTATGGTTGGCATTGTGATGGATCTAATAGTGCAACCTATGATATTAAATTTACGATGTTAATTAATGCTTCACTTGAACCATATGAAGGAGGTAAATTTTTTATCTTTGGTAATGGTGGAGAAAGAGAAGTTGGAGAGCTTGCAAAACCAGGAAATGTTGTTATACTTAAGTCAAGTATTCCTCATAGAGTTACCCCAGTAACCAAAGGAAAAAGACACAGTATTACACTTTTTTATTCAGGCCCTAAATTTCAATGACCAACAAAAGAAAATTTATATTTGATGTTGACGGAACATTAACAGAAAGTCGTAAACAAATTAGTACATCATTTCAAGCAGAGTTTATCATATTTTGTTGTAAGTTTCCTACGTACTTAGTTACTGGTAGTGATCATGATAAGACTGTAGAACAACTTGGAAGGGATATCCTTACTAGATGTGCAGGAGTATTTAATTGTTCTGGTTCAGATGTATATCAACAGGATAAATTTGGTACAGCAGATGCACCATATAAAAATATTTACAAATCAGAATGGAAACCATCTAATAAACTAATTAATTTTCTTAGTGATGAATTAGACTATAGTGTATTTCCAAATAAAACAGGCAATCATATTGAACATAGACCTGGCGGAATAAACTTTAGTATTCTTGGTAGAGGTGAAGGTTCTATGGAATATAGAAAGGAATATGTAAAGTGGGATACTGAAAGATTGGAAAGGGAAGATATAGTAGATCGAATTAAAACTGAGTTTCCTCATTTAAATATTCAAATAGGAGGTCAGACAGGACTTGATATATCTGATAGTGATAAGAGTCAAATATTAAAATATTTTGATCATGATGATAAACTTCATTTCTTTGGTGATATGATGGAAGAAGGTCAGAATGATTATCCTTTAGCAAAAGCAGTACAAGACATGGGCGGTAAAACGTACCATGTAAAAGATATAGATGAAACCCGAACATGGGTTAATCGGTTCTCCTCCTTATATGCAAACGGTTTAAGGTATAATTAGTAATGTACGCTTCGGGTACAAAACTAAAACTCGCTTTTAAAGGAGAATCAAATGACTAACTTAGCAACATATCATAGTGCCAACCTTCCAGAATTAATGAAGGTGATAAGACAAAATGGCATAGGAATGGATGATTACCTAGACAGGTTTTTCAACGCACCACCACAAACCTCAAACTATCCACCATATAATTTGATACAATTAAATAACCATGAATCAAAACTCGAAATCGCCCTTGCGGGGTTTAAGAAAACTGAAGTTAAAGTCTATACGGAGTTTGGAAAACTATATGTCGAAGGCAAAAAAGAAGAATCAGAAGATGTTGGAGAATTTGTCTATAAAGGATTGGCCCAACGTTCCTTTGAACGGGTCTGGACGATCACCGACGATACAGAGATTGGATCCGTCAGCTTTGAAGATGGACTCTTAACTGTTAATTTAAATAAGATAGTTCCTGAGCATCATGCTCGTAAGGACTACATATAAATAATAATGAGTTCGAGATGGAATCGAGGGCCGCCAACTTAGTTGACTGTCCTCTTTTTTTATGCTATACTATTTTTAACCGATAAAAACAATGTCTATAAAACTTGCTATATTAAAATCTGGTGAACATGTTATATCAGATGTAAAAGAATTAGTTGCTGATGAAAAATTACATGGTTATCTTTTTCAAAACGCTTATACTCTAGATTCTAGACCACCTGAGTTTTTAACAGAAGAACAAGAAGAATCAGGTGTACATGATATTGAAGTACTACTAAGACCATGGCTTATTTTCTCTGAAGAAAGAAAAATACCTGTTAGAGCTGATTGGTTAGTTACTATTGTAGAACCTGTACCAAAAATTAAAGAACTTTATGAGGAAAGAGTAAATGTCGATAAAGATTATTTGCCTAACGAACAATCAAAAACTAATATCCCAAATTGAGGAAGTATCAACTGAATTGGGAGAACCTGACTGTAAATTAATTGACCCTTATCTTGTTGGTGAGAAGGATACTCTTTCTCAATGGTTAATTGATTTTAGCAGCCAACGTGAAATTATGCTATCATCAGATAAGATATTAACCCTTGTTGATCCTAAGGATACTCTACTTAAAAAGTACGAAAGACTTATTAAATAATGCGATTCTATACAAACGTTCAGATGGTTGGAGACAACTTCTTGGTTCGTGGTTACGAAGATGGAAAACATTTTGCGACCAGAGAGAAGTTCTATCCAACCCTTTTTGTGTCTTCTAATAAAAAGACAAAGTATAAAACTTTAGAAGGTGACTATGTTGAAGCAGTCAAGCCTGGAACTGTGCGTGAAAGTAGAGACTTCATAAAGAAGTATGATGGTGTAGAAGGGTTTAAAGTTTTTGGTAATGAGAGATTCATATATCAGTATATTTCTGATAAGTATCCAGAGGAAGAAGTAAAGTTTGATATAAACAAGATTAAAATATCCACACTTGATATTGAGGTAAAGTCAGAGAATGGTTTCCCTGATGTAGAATCTGCTGCAGAAGAAATTCTATTGATCAGTCTTCAAGATTATAATACTAAACAGATTCGTACATGGGGTCTAGGAACGTTTGATAATAAACAAGAGAATGTAATATACAAATCATTCAAGACTGAATATGAACTCTTGCTTGATTTTATTAATTGGTGGATGGTAGAAACTAATACTCCAGAAGTTGTGACTGGATGGAACAGTGAGTTGTATGATATTCCATACTTAACTAGAAGACTTGATCGTGTTCTTGGTCAAAAACTTATGAGAAGAATGTCTCCATGGGGATTGGTAACCGAAAGGGAAATTCATATTATGGGACGTAAACAAATTTCTTATGATATTGGTGGTGTTACTCAGTTAGACTATTTGAATCTTTATAAGAAGTTTACTTATAAGGCACAAGAGTCATATCGTTTGGATTATATTGCTAGTGTAGAATTGGGACAGAAGAAACTTGATCACTCTGAGTTTGATACGTTTAAGGACTTCTATACAAATGGTTGGCAGAAGTTTGTAGAAT